GATATTAATAACTTTATTGTAGCCCCTACACCTAATTCTAATTATGCAGTAGAGTTACATTATTATTATAAACCTACTAGTTTAACAGCTGGTGCTGATAGTGGGACAACATGGTTAAGCACTAACGCACCATTTGCATTGCTTTACGGATCACTAGTAGAAGCATATACTTATATGAAAGGTGAGGCAGATATGATGCAACAATATGAAAAAAGATTTAATGATCAATTAATTAGACTAAAAGACTTAGGTGAGGCAAGAGAAAATGAAGATGCTTACAAAGCAGGTTTACCAAGGGCACAAAGGTCGTAGGAGAGTACAATGGCAACATCAAATGCAGCAACAAATTATTTAGAAAGAAGATTACTACATTTTTTATTTAAAAATAATTCATTAAGTTTTTCATCACCTGGTGATAGTATATATGTGGGATTAGCAACGGCAGTGTCCTCAGCAGAAACAGGTTCATTAACTGAAGCAACCTTCACAAATTATGCCAGACAACAAGTAACTGCTTCTAACTGGACAACAGTAGGTGCAGATTCAACAGATACACAAACAGCAAAAAACGCAGCAAACATTGAGTTTCCTGCCTCTGGCGGCACAAACAATACTATCACTCATGTATTTTTAGCAGATGCAAGCACTAGTGGTAATATACTTTTTGTAGGAGCTTTAGATTCCAGTAAGGTAATACAATCTGGAGACATTTTTAGAATTAACGCAGAGAACTTAACAATAGAGTTAAAATAATGGCACTAGTAATATCAGATAGAATAAAAGAAACAACAACCACAACGGGCACTGGGACATATACACTAGGTGGTGCTATAACTGGATTTGAAACTTTTACGGCTAATTTATCCAACGCAGATACAACATATTATTGTTGTACAGATGGTACAGACTTTGAGGTTGGATTGGGAACCTTTGCATCTTCTGGTACAACTTTAGCAAGAACAGCAATACTATCTTCTTCTAATTCTAATAGTGCAGTAAACTGGACATCTGGAACAAGAAACATATTCTGCACATTACCCGCAGCTAAAACAGTATTTTTAGATGCAAGTGGTAATGCAACACTTGGTGCAGACTTGTCTGTTGGTGATGATCTTACAGTAAACGGTGGTGTTATTGAGCTTAGAAGTGATAGTGGAAGTGTGGGTCAAATAAAATTATATTGTGAAGTAAGCAATAATCATGCACAAACCTTATCACCACAAGCACACAGTGAGGCAGCCACTAATACTCTAACCTTACCTGGTGGAAGCACGATAGGTAATTCAGACGCAACTTTAGTCTCTGATACTGGAACACAAACATTAACAAATAAAAGTTTAACAACACCTGTTCTTACAGGCTCTTCTAGTGCAGCAGGTTCTATTTTATTTAAAGAAGATACAGATAACGGAACAAATGCAGTTACTTTGATTGGACCTGCTTCCACGGCAGATGTTACCGTTACATTACCAAGTTCTGCTGGAACCGTTGCATTAACCTCAGATGTGCCATCTTCTGGAATATCTAATGGTAATGTGGCTACATTTACGTCTGGTGTAGCAGATGATGATTTCTTGAGAGTTGATGGCACCTCAGTAGAGGGCAGGTCTGCGAGTGAGGTTTTATCAGATATTGGTGCTCAAGCAAGTTTAACTTTTGGTATATCAGATACAAACGCAGTAAAAATAGATAGTTCAAGTGTAGCCGATGATGAGTTTGCCAGATTTACAGCAAACGGATTAGAAAGTCGAAGTGCATCAGAGGTTCGATCTGACATTGGTTTAGGCACAGCAGCAACACTAGCAGTGGGTATATCAAACACAAATGTTGCACAGTTTGGTTCTGGTGTGGCAGATAATGATTTTCTTAGAGTGGATGGTACAACAGTTGAAGGTAGAAGTGCATCTGAACTTGCAAGTGATATTGGTGCAGCGACTACAGCAGACATAATAAGTTTATCGATAGCGTTAGGATAATGATATGGCAAATACATTTAAATTAGCAAGTAAAGCAGGTGTAACAAGTGCAGATGTTATTTATACAGTAGCAAGTAGTACAACAACAATTGTTCTTGGACTGATGTTAGGTAACACCACAACAAGTCAAGTTACCGCAACTGTAAGTCTTGTATCAGATACGGGTAACAGAACAAATGCAAATGATGAGGCTAATCAAACAGTTGAGCTAGTAACAAATGCACCTATACCAGCTGGGTCATCATTAGAACTTTTAGCAGGAAATAAAGTTGTTATGGAGGCAACAGATAATATTACAGTTACTGCATCTGGTGCAACCGATGTGGCTTTGTCTATATTGGAGATTACATAATGCCAATACTTGGAAATCAATTAGCAGCTAACTTTCAAGCCTTACCATCTGTTGTAAGGTTCAATGGTGATAATTCAGATACAACTTTTGCACTTGGCAGAACTATAAGTTCAGTACAAGAAATTCTTGTAAGTGTAGATGGTGTTATTCAAGATAGTGCAGCTTATACTGTTCCAGACGGCTCAACATTAACTTTTAGTTCAGCACCTTCAAGTGGTACTAATAATATATTTGTTTATTTTTTAGGATTGGCAGGTGAGTCAATTACACCGACAGATCAGTTCAAAGGTAACTTTAAAGCAGGTGGTTTGTTTAGAACCAATGCACAAACACTTGATTCAAATATCACGATACTGGCTACAGAAAATGCAAACGTAACGGGTCCTTTAACTGTTTCTAGTGGTGTAACTTTGACTATCGAAAATGGTGGAAGGCTCGTGACAATATGAGCGAAATATTTGTAGATACAATACGAAAAACTGGTGGATCACTGGGAACAGACATAAGGGTTAAGAATACATCTGTGTATGAGTCTGAGGGTGGTACAAGCGTCACACAAAATTTAGTACAAGGTTTAACAAAAACATTTGCCACACTCGATGGTACAGGAACAATAGCTTTTAGAGATAGTTTTAATCAAAGTTCTGCTTCTGATGAAGGGACTGGAACATACGATTTTAATTTTACAAACGCCTTTTCAAGCAGAAATAGAACAATATTAGGTACTTGTAATAAAGGTGAGAATACTTCTAGACCCTATTTAGTACAAGAACTTAACACTCCCACAACGTCAGACAGTAGATTAAACACAAATGTTTCAAATGGTCCAGGTGATACAGATGTTGAAGATTTATACATGGCAGGGATAGGAGACCTAGCATGAGTACCTTAAAAACAAACACTTTAACAGGTACAACTTCAGCAGGTAGCATTGTTGTTACAGGAGAGGGTGGTTCTACCACAACGAACTTACAACAAGGATTGGCTAAAGTTTGGTTTAATTACACAATGGTTACTACAACTGCTTTTAGAGATTCTTTTAACTGTTCTGGACTGACAGATAATGGAAGTGGTGACACGACCCTAGCTTTTACAAGCAGTCTCAGTAATAATGATTATGCATTAAGTTTAGCAAATAGAAGAAATAGCACTACTGAGGGTCAATCAATAACCCCACATCAAGACACTGAATTTGGTACAGGGGAAATTAGATTAGCTACAGAGGGAGCTGAAGATTTTCTTGGAGCTTATGGCTCAATACATGGAGATCTGGCATAATGACAAAAGGAACAATAGCATTTGATACGTTAACAACATCTGATTCTAAAAATACAAATACAGAAAAGTCTATTGATACAAGCTATATATACAATGGTGTTGCAAAAGCTTGGCTAAATCATGGAAGTGATTTTGTATCTGATGATAGTTTTAATATATCTAGTGTATCTGATGATGATACGGGTGAGCTTACTCCAAGCTTTACAAGTTCTTTTGGAAATGCAGAATATGCTTATTCAGGTCAAGGAATTGACGGAGACAAGAACACCACTTTTATTTTTACAGAGGGTGCAACACAAGCTACGGGATCTTTGCCTATATTAACTGGCACACAAGGCGGTGGAACTACGACAAAAGCGGATGCTAGTGCAGCACACACAATTCACGGAGATTTAGCATGACAATAAAAACACCAGAATTTCAAGGAACACATCTTTGGGATCGACTGTGTTGGGCAAAAGAAAATTTAGAGGGCAAACAATCAGATTATCGCATTGTATGGGAAGATCCAGATAAACCAGAAGAGTGTGCAAAGATAACTGTACCAGATCCAAATTGGATGGCTTGTGCATTACAAGGTGGCATATTACCACCTGTAGAAGTTTATTGGGCATTGCAAGAAGATGAAGCAAAGCCTGGTTTCAAAAAACATACACGAGGCTATCTCTTGCACAACACTAAGCCTATTGATAAAATGACAGAAGAAGAAGCAATAGAGTATTTAATTATGAAAGACATACCACAAAGAGTGTGGAGAGAATATCAAAAAGCTAATCGACCAAGATTAGTTATTTGTAAAAAGGATCAACTACCAAGCACAAGAGAGTGGCGTAATGCTTGGAGAATTGATGAAAATGTAGTAAAACAAGAAGAAGTAGCATAAGGAGAAAAACATGACTACATATATTACTGACAAGAATGGTGTAACTGTTGATAGTTCAAGTGTAAGTGTGCCTTCAGATAGACATTTTAGAAATGCTTGGGCTGTTGATTCAGATAAAAAAGTCATATCAGAAGACATGACTGAAGCTAAAAAAATCTTTCAAGATAAAATAAGGGAAGTAAGATTACCCCTATTGGAAGCACAAGACGTTGCTTTTATGAAAGCATTAGAGGCTGGAGATAGTTCTGCACAAACGACTGCAAAAAATGCTAAGACGGCATTGAGAGATGCACCAGCAGCAAGTGCAATATCAAATGCAGATACGATTGCAAAGCTCAAAGCGGCTTGGGATACATCTGTATTAGGTGCAAGTCCTTACGCATAAGGAGTAAGCTATGGCTTTAACACAAGTTGGTGGTTCAGGAATAGGAAGTGCTACTGCGACTGGAACTTTTGCAGTAACAGGTGTACAAACTATTGGAACAAATGCAGTAGCTACATCCGATGGTGGGGCAGCAACAACAAATGTAATTCAAGGATTGGTTAAAGAGTGGAATTTATTTGATCAACGTGGAAGCGTACATGGTGCAAATACTTTAGGAGACAGTTTTAATGTTTCTAGTGCATCAGATGTTTCAACAGGACATTATGATGTGAGCTTTACTAATAATATGAATAACACTGCATACTGTCCTGTCTCAAATGTTCATTATACAGGATTACTAGCAAACGATCAATATTCTAGGTTCTCTGCACCATCTAATTTAGCAACATCCTCTTACAGAATAGCAGGTCAATATGCTAATGCTAGTAGTGAAGATGGATACTTTACAGTAGGAACAACTGGAGATCTTGCTTAATGCCATATGTAGGAAAATCTCCAAGTGCAGGTGTAAGGTCAAGGTTTGTATATCAAGCTACTGCGAGTCAAACAACTTTTAGCGGAAGTGATGCAAATTCTTTAACACTAACTTATACAGATAGTTTGTATATGGATGTATATCAAAACGGTGTATTACTTAAAGCAGGCACAGATTATACCGCAACAAGTGGTACAAGTGTCGTGCTTGTTACAGGTGCAACTCTTAACGATATTGTAGAGATGGTTGTGTATGATGTGTTTTCTGTCCAACAAACTTATACTAAAACTGAATCAGATACACGGTATCCATTCAAAGGTAACAACAGTATTATCAGATTAAACGGACAGACCATCAGTGCAGATATAACAATTGATTCAGATGAAAATGGATTATCGGCAGGTCCTATAACACAAAACGCCACAGTTACTGTTAATGGTTATTGGAGTATTGTATGAGTTCACAATTAAATGTAGATACCATTGTAGATAAAGCAGGTAGTGGTGGCACAAATGTTAAGATAGGCAATACGTCTACTTATGTTGCAGATGGTGGTAGTGCATCACAGAATACTGTGCAATCTTTAGTTAAGGCATGGTTTAATTTAAATGAAGATGACAGCTATCGTGATTCATTTAATATAGCATCTTTGACAGATAACGGAACTGGTGACTTTTCACACAATTTTACTAATGCTATGAACAATGATGATTTTTCCTTTACTACTGGAACAAATGGTTCAAACAGTGCTTCAAGTGTAAATAGTTATAATACTTATTACGACCCAACATCAAGTGGCACAGGTTTTGTAAGAAGTCAAAACATATCAAGTGGTGGAACTGGACTAGATAATGCTTATGTTATGGGCATGATTGGAGGAGATTTAGCATAATGGCTAGTGAACTTAAAGTAGATAAATTTACAGGTGTAACCACAGCAGGTTCTATTGATGTT